GTGAAATGAGGTACGCCTTTACGCCCCATTCTGCTGACTTGCGCTCCACCCACCCGTGAATCTCTTTACGCGCTATCCGTGCCGCGCTGTAGTCTTTCCAGAACGCTTTATGCTTACCGGCTGCACGATACCCGGTCTGATGCTGTATCCACCACAGCGGCACATCGTGTTTCCGGCATAACTCCTTGTTTGTCGGAATGGCGTTTCTAGCAGCGGCGATTGCTAACGCCTCACGATACTGTTCCTCGGTCAAGGTGGGGCTGTAATGCCGCCCTCGTATCTTCATCGCTTACGCAACCTTTCCAAGCCGCGTTCACCGAACAACTGCCGCACCATCCCGGCAAGGTGCGGGTCATTCAACACTTCAATAGCATCGGCTATCCGTAACGCAGTCGCTGCAGCCTCGCGCAATCGCTCCACCGCATCTCGGTCTGGCGGGTCGCTCAAGGTCAGCCGCGCCAAATACGCCTCGCAGAGTTTGAGCCTGTGAATAGGGGTCGGCTCCTGCTTGCCCCAGATTCGAGCCGCCCGGTCATCCTGTTCAGCGTGGCGGGCAACATCGGCGGCGCGTTGTTTGTCGGTTTTCTCAACCTTCTCGCCCGGTCGAGGTGCGGCTTTCTTTAGGTCAAACAGCCCTTGCCATTGATTGCTGATGGACTGGTCTACTACCTCGCCCTGTTCTGCGCCGTAGCGAGAAAGTTTAAGTTTCATCGCCTGTTCGCTTGCGGGTTTGATCGGTTTGCGGATGGCCTTGCGAAAGGCTACCCACCGTTCCCATGCTGCTTCGTCAAGTTCGTTCATGGTGTCCTCCTGAACCATGACTTTACCCTAGATTTCAGGATTGTCTAGTGTCTTAACTTCTACTCTTATCCCCCATATGCTCGGAACCCAGAGAAAAACCCCCCTAACCCCCACGATGTGAAGGTGTCGAGAGGTTCCGGTTATGCCCGTGTACCCGTCGATATAACCCGCCTCGGCAATTTGACAAGCCCGAGGTCGTGGCTTTCGCCAACCGGAATTGCACCGGCCCCGCTTGCGTCAGATTTAGTCCGTGACGAGGGACGGCGTAAAGGGGTGTTTGACACGGCTAGAACAGTCGTGCAAGAATCCGATTACGCCAACTAGCCCTTTAAGCGTAGAGCAACCAGATTGTTCCGTCAACCCCCGCCAAGTGCGGGGGTTTGTCGTTCTGGGGGGAGGTGGAGCGGCTCTGGGTGGTCTTGCCACCGACTACGGGAGGATGGAGCGCAGTCGCGGACAGAGCCGCCCCTGTCAATTACTCTACAACAGTTGCCGTGATCGCGCCAGAGTCGATTACAGCGGTTTCAGGCGGGGTCAGACTGCACCCCTCGGGTAGCGCAGCAGCCGCCAGAATCGCCGCCCCGCGCTCTACACGGTGCGCCGGGATGCGCCCGTCACGCTTCCACTTCAACACGGCGGCATCCGTAACGCCGAACGCCCGTGCTACGCGGGACTGCTTGCCCAACAAATCAAAAAAAGGCTTGATATCCATAAAAGTTCCTCGATGGTTAAACCCCCGGACTTTACCCCCCGGCAGGGGTAAAAGGCAATCATTCCATTGTGGATGCGATAGGTAAAGAAAACGCTTGCAACGGGTAAAGACTCGGGTAAGATGACCCCATGCCAGCAACGGCTGGCTCCACAGACAGGAACAACAGAAATGCTTACTCACCGCGATTTATGGTCAGTAATGGAGCAAGAAGAAGTCATCGGCATGACCTGCGATGTTGGCATCCTCATTGAAGATAACGAGGTTGCTGGCCTGTACATCACCGGCATTTACACTGACGATGGGTATGTTGAACTTCCCGCCCCGGTTTCCATTGATGTTGATGCTGTGCCGAGGCTGCTTGATGAAGCGCAGGATTGCTACAAGGAATGCACCAACACCAAACTTAACCGATATCTCGACAGACTTGGGGAGGACTACTGATGTACAGATCAATGGCTGACTTGCTTGCAGAGAACGCCGAACTCAAGGCGGTGCAGCAGGAATTGACCGCGCTTAAACTGGCCTTCGCCGCTTTGCGCGTTGACCCTGTGACGCTTGCCCCGCAAGGCTCTGACCTGTGGGCGCAGTTTGAGACGCTGCGACCGATTGCCGAGGCTTGCGGTTTTGGCGCGGCGTTTGACCAAGGGTTAGCGCACCGCGACAAGTGGAGCATAGATGATTTGTACGATTACGCGATGGCTATAGATTCTGATGCTTCTCGCGCTTTGGCTGATGCCGCCGAATGGATGGGAACATGGCTAGGTGAGTCGTTTCAAGCATCCGTAACGCAGCGCCGCGCCGCGCACTACATCGCGGAAGCAGCAAAGCAGGTGAAGCCGTGAGCCGCGACGAGACGACCCGCGCCGCTATTCTGTTTGGGTTGATCGTGGCGCTAGTGTTGTTTGCCGCGTGGCTTGAACCCTGCGGCGATGGTGGATGCACAGCGGAGGAAATACGCAATGGATGATTTTGACCAGTTGGACGCACCGTGGGCCGATGATGACAGTTGGTGGCATCAGCAAGATTTGGAACAACAGCAACAAGAGGAAGAAGCAAATGCAAAGTGACAACATCGCAGAACTCGCAGCCGCCTTGAGCAAGGCGCAGGGCGAAATCACCGGGGCGCTCAAGGACTCAAGCAACCCGTTCTTTAAGAGCAAGTACGCCGATCTTGCGTCTTGTTGGGACGCTTGCCGCAAGCAGTTGGCGGCTAACGGGCTGTCGGTTATCCAGACCACGGAAGCCTTCTCCGATGACAGGCTAATGCTTGTCACAACCCTTGCCCATAACTCCGGGCAATGGGTGCGCGGGTTCCTGCCCGTGTTGACGAAGGACAGCAGCCCACAAGCGCAGGGGTCGGGACTGACCTACGCTCGACGGTATGCACTTGCCGCTATCGTGGGCCTCGCACAGATTGACGATGATGCAGAGGCAGCACAAGCGCGACCGTTTACGAACAACCCTCGCGGCGACCTTGGAAAAACCATTCCCGCCGCCGAGCGTGACCCGCTAGTAGCAGAGTTTCGCGCCGCGCTTGACCTTGACGCGGAGGAAAAGGACATAGCCGTAGCAATCTACGCAATCCATGACCGCATCAAGTCTAACCACGATTTGTATGTGGCGGTATCTGATTGTCTGAACTCGAAAGAGCGCAGCGCGTTGAAGGCATATATCAAAATGGCACAGGAGAAAAAGTGATGGAGTACGACAACAACAATCGCGGCGTTCTGTTCAAGAACGATAAGGGCGGCAACGAGAAGCGCCCGGACTATCGCGGAACGGCTGTCATTGACGGCGTAGACTTGAACATCAGCGCGTGGATTAAGGCGAGTCAGAAAACCGGCGACAAGTTTATGTCGCTGCGCTTTGAGCCGAAGCAGGGTGCGCCGAAGCAGGCGACCCGCGCCCCGGTAATGGATGAGTCCGACCCTAACGACGATATCCCGTTCTGATGAAGCGCGTTTTCCCCAAAGGCACTTCCGCTGACGCGATGGCAGCAGCCGTCACGCGCATGGTTCAAGGGCTTGCCCCTGACCGTGCGTGGTCGGTGGAGGTAGCCGAGTGGAAAAAGCCAAAGACCAATCAGCAAAACGCTTATCTCTGGGGTGTCGTTTACCCGATGGTGCTAGAGGCAGGCGGCGAAGCGTTGGCGGGGTGGACACGCGATGACCTGCACGAATATTTTTTGGGCGAGGTGTGGGGGTGGGAGACGCTAGAGGGCTTTGGCAAGAAACGCCTGCGACCCTTGAAGCGCACTTCCCGCATGACTGCAGTCGAGTTTACGGAATACCTGCACGGCATTGAAAACAGACTGATGGACTTGGGCATTGGGCCATTACCGGAACCGATATATGACCAACTTGCGTAAAGAGGCACGGGGCCGGGGCTGCACCGTGCGTATCCCCGAAGTTTGCAACTGCAACAGCGAAACCGTGGTACTTGCCCATGTACGGATTGCGGGGATATCCGGCATGGGGCTAAAGGCACCTGACCTGCTCGGGGCGTGGTCATGCTCGGCCTGCCACGATGCAATTGATCGGCGGGCGCACCTTGACCTTGAACGCGACTATGTGCGGCTGCTGCACCTTGAGGGGATGGCGAGGACGATTGACCAATTGCTAAAGGAGGACAAACTGTGAGCGTAGTTATTAGCCTAGAGCCGTGGGAATATGAATGGGCCGCTCATGTTGGCATCCGTCGCTTTACGGCAAACTGGAACAAAAAGGATGCGGCGCACTACGACCGCAGCCGAATGGAGGATGACCGAACGGCGCAGGTAGCGGCTTGCGTATGTGAAATTGCCGTGGCAAAGCATTACAACCGTTATTGGTCGGGGTCGGTGTGGACTGCCGCGCAGCATGACCATTTCAAAACCCGCATTGCGGATGTGGGCAAAAACATTGAAGTTAAACGGCTGCGAACGCGAACCGAGGCCCCGGTTAGGCGTAGTCAGTATGGGAAAGGGCTAGTGTTAGTCGTGGCAAAGCCGGTCGAGCCAGAAATGCGAAGCGTTGAGATTTTTGGCAGCATCAAGTATGACAAGGCTTGGGAAACCGGCGCTCCCGCCGACTACGACCCCCAGAACACCCGCGTCATTGACATTACGAGGCTTGCGGCAGCATGAACACAGAATCCGGCGTGAGCCACCTTGACCAGTTGTGGCACGAATGGCGCGTTCTGCGATTGCGGTTGTCGGCGCTAGAGCGTGAAATCAGCCGGGTTGAGGGCGGCGGTAAGCCCACGGTCAGACTCGACAACTTGCCCCCGGCGTATCTGATGCAGGGCGCGGAAATGCCGAAGCGGGAGGCGCGATGAAACTCACCGACCGGGAATTGGAAACGGCGCTTGCCGATCTACACGGGCTGATTACTACGCATAACGGCATCGTCGGCACCCTTGCCCACCTAAAACGCGAGGTTGCCACCCTTGAATCGTGGCGCGTAACCGACCTAGAGGCTATCCGCGAGGCAGATGCCACCGTGTACCGGCTTACGACCGCATTACAGGCGATTGCGCGGCTTCCTGACCCTGCGGCAAGGGCGATTGCGGAGAACGCTCTTGAACCGTCTGCATGAGTTTCTGTGGGTAGTCATCCCGACCGTTGC